CTGTTGCTCCGGCATATATACTCTTTCCTGGTATTAAGGTGAATATTCCTGTGCCTGCTGCCATATTAGATATTTAAATTAATTAAGTTTTAAGGGGGTTTTTACAGAACCCCCCTAACTGGCTGGGGTGAGTAAGAGAGTAACCCAGCGTCTCCCAAATCTTACGTGGTGCTATTTGCTCCGACAACCCACTGGAAAGACTGAAATCCGGGTTGAAACATGGTAGAAGCGGTATAGACTTTAGTACCGTTATTGACTACTTTATCAGAGTCAAATCTTGGTCTCCAAGCCCATGCCATCTTGGCCAGCTTAGATGCCCTATCAAGGTCAACTAAGAACCAATACTTCGAATATCCAGAAGGAATCCATGATGCTACCTTTAAGTCGATAGTACCGCCATTAAAGACGTTATCGACACGGTTTGCACTGTCTGGATTTCCAATGGAACGAAGAACTTCCATTCCTCTTTCTTTGTTTTCCTGAGCTACAATTAATCGCAAGTTTCGGCAAATCTGCATAGGAACACCTTTATCATCGTACATTCTGTCCATCGCTTGACGGGCAGTTTTCAAATTGTCGTATGACAGAGGAATCGCTCCCAGAGTATTAGATTGAGTAGTACCATCTTTCATTGGGTGGGAAGCGTAGAACAACTGATATGAATCTCCACCAGTAAAGAAAGTTGTCCCGAAACCAAGATAGAAAATCTTGGCTGCGTTCTCATCTATAATCTGGTTTACAGAATTGGCTGAAGCCGCTGTAACATCGTTAATCTCAGGCCACAAATTGAAGCGAAGCATCTCTTCCGTAATAGCAGCCGCCTTGGTATATTTCTGAGGTGAAATAGTAACTTTGTATCCCGCTACTTTATCTTCCCGGGAATACGGTTCGCCTTCACCTGTAAGAACTGCACGACCTAGGCCGGAAAAGTTCTCGTATTGAGGGTCTTTGGCATCAACGTCAATATCTTTATATCCAAAATATGAATATTCAAGAGTTTTAGACAGTTGGTCATTAACCTCATTCCAAGTACCCCTAATCCTATGGTCAGCAAGGTCAGCTAACTGAGTTATTGATAACATTCAGGTTAGGCATTTGAGCGAACGTTGGTTACTTTCACAAACTTGAACAATCCCTGGCGAAGTCCGGAACCGGAACCAGAACCACCTAGGTTGCAAGGGTCAACAGCAGTGCAGATAACTACTCGGTTAGTAGTAGTTTGTACACCTGAGTTGACATCAACCTGTTGGGCTCCTGTCGTTCCAGTCAGCTTATAATAAGCTCCTACTGAAGTAAGGGCGGACAAATCAGAGTTTGTTCCCATCAGAAAGTCAGTGTCCATGTCAATCGGAACGTAAGTCGGCTGAACCTTTGCTACTGTTTCGTTTGTCAAAGACATAGTTCCTGCATAAGCAGAAACTCCGATAACAGAGTCAGTGGCAGCAGCCACATAAAGACCATCTGTTCCAACGGACAAAATATCACCTATTGCAATTACTTCACTATTCTTTCCAAAAGCATCCTGGGAATAGTTAGTAGCATTTACTGGCGATTTGAATACGGAAGCACCGTATAATGTTTGTGCCATTCGTTCTTAAATTAAGTTCGGTTTTTCTTCACAAATTCATCATAGGCTTTAAGACTGCCATACATCCGTATAACAGCGTCTATTTCCTCCTGAGATTTTAGTTCATCAGATGGTTGTTTAGACTCCTTTTCAGCCTGATAAGAAGATGCGCCACGAGAGATAGCAGGTTGGGAAAAAGCCATATCAGAACGGACTTTTTCTCCACGCCTTTCTCTCGCCCGAGTAACCAACGCCTCTGGGTCGACTGCACCAAGAGCTTTCTCAATATTGCCCATCATTCCCTCAACTGTCCTGGCTTGGGGAAGAGCGTTATAAATTTCCACTACTTCCTTCAGCCTCTCTTTATCAGCGAGGTCGGGATATTCATCCATCATCCGGCTAAGAGCGAAATCAAAACGCTCCTGCCTTTCCTGCTCCATTTCTTTCTGAAGCGGAGTGACCTTCTCCTCGATGTGTTTTCCCCAGGCTTTAGAACCTGGGTCTTCCCAATCGATTTGAGGTATTTCCTCTTTGGATTTTTTAACTTTGGACTTTTCCTCCCGGGCTTTTTTAAGTTCCTCGAGAGCTTCCCGTTTGGCTTGCTTGAGATTTTCTAACTCTTGTTTCTCCTTGGCTAATTGGTCTTCGGTACTCTTTTTTTCCTCTGACTCTGGGTCTGACGCTTGAGGTTGAGGTTTCTGCTCCTCTTCAGCGAGAATATTGTCTAATTCCATAAATTTACGAACTATTAACGCAAGTCCGAAGCGTATTTATATTTAAAAATTAGACTTATTTGGAGACGGGGAAAATAAACAAAAACCCGTCCCCTAAAAACCTACTTTTTTTTCTTCTTTTTAGCTTTTTTCTTTGCCATTATATTATATATTAATTATTTAAGACCGAAAGTTTTTTTGCGAATTGACTCGTACTTTCTATTAGAATTATTATATTTACGCTTGGTTCTCATTGAGCGTTTTGTATCCATAGACCTTCTGGTTGACATATCTCTTTTAGATACCGCTCCTGCTTTGCTTATTTCCATATTATTTAACTAATTTTTTACGCTTTTCCATTTCCTTAATTTTATTGTAGTCATTCCAACACGATTTAGATGTGCCTAAAATCTTTTCCACTATCTCAATCGCTCCTCTTCTGTTTGATAGTTCTATTTCATTTTTAGATTTCATAGCAGAAAGAACTATCAAAGCATTCAGCATATTCTCCAGATACTTCCTAAAACCCTCCATCTGATAACAGTGGGCTAGAGATTCTTTCATCTCACTGGAGAGAGCTACTGGTTTTTTAAATGTTATTTTAATTTCGGTCACATCATTGAATCAAGGCCTAAATTTTTAGAAGGAGCCATCTGTTGCATTGGAGTTGTTTGTTGACCCTGTTGACCCTGTTGACCCTGTCCCTGTTGAGCCATCGCCGCCATCATCTGAGGATTCATCTGGTTTGACTGGCTGGGACTTTGTTCTATTTCGTCAGGGTCTATATCCTGAGATTCTTCAATCTTACGGATTAGTGCATCTATGTTAAAAGGCTTCAACTGGTAAAGGTTAATTCTCCAGTTGGCAAACTCCATGAGCCTTGCCTGGTCAAGCATCTGGTTTCTTTCATAAGAAGAGTTTTTGACCACCTGGATTTTGTATTCGTAGTTATAAAAAGAATCAACATTAATCGCCAAAACTTCAGTAGGGGTTCCAGACACTTCTCCCCTTGCTTCTTCTACTGACATTTCATCTTCCAATTTCTTTCTTCCTTTTCCTGAAATCATGTCATTATCCACCAACTTTATTATTCTAGTTCCCTGCTTGCCCTCAGGCAACTTAGATTCGGGAACAGAAATTTTCCTGTAAAGAAAGTTTTCAATATCTTTTCCACTCTTTCCGGTTACTGATTCAATCTTTGGTATGGAATAAAACTGGAGTATGTGGTTGATGCGGAGTTCTGTCCGGTCTTTCTCAAAATCTTCCAGGTAGTTCATGGTGAATCCCAATCGTTGCAGGGATTCCTGCTGTTTAAGCATCGCCTGCCTCATGGTCACCTTCCCTCCCTGTGGAGAAGCAGCAGTGTGACCGCCTTCCACTCCAGAGTTCTCCCTGATAAAACTGATGGCACTCTGAAGGACGGACTGTTCTCCTTGCTGGACTCCCGGAAGAGTCTCAAACCGCCAGTTGTTAATGTCTCCCACTTTTCTAATCTTGTTGGGTTCAAGAACAGTGTCTTCCACTAAGTCGTCCAAGTCGGAAGACAACCCGAAAGGAGAAAGGGAACCATAGGTCTTGTCCACCATCATATTCCAGAGGGTGTTTATTAAGTCCTGGTCTCCCATAATCTTCTGCGGGAATCCCATGCCCCAGAAAAAATCATTCCCAAAAGGTTCATGCCATCCTTTTGCAAACGGATACTTTCCGTCTTTAAAAGGAATCACTCCCCTATAAATCGGAATCCCGTTGACTAAAATGACGTGTTTGTTTTTCCGGCGGTTGTAGTATTTTAAAACCTCTACCTGGTTGGAAGTCAATTCAGTCTGGAGTTGATTCCGGTAAAAAGTAGTCGGTTCGGTATTTATAGAATAGTTCCCGGGTTGGACATACTTCCAATAAGGCATTTCTCCCAAATCTTTTTCTGCTTCATCATAAGTCTGGCACTTCTTCCAGATAACCCAGGGCTGTTTCTGGATGTCAGGCTGGTAAGGATTGGCGATATAAAAATCTTCTATAAAAACATTTTCCTGGCAACAATCATCAAAAAGAAGTTGTTTATCTTTTCTGGTCTTTATCTCTCCGGTCTGGGAGTTGTAACTTTCCACTACGTCTGTCTCCTGCTCGTATTTAAGGTATCCTTCGTGCTTAATGACCGTCCCTTTAGTTGCCGCTTCCAGAGCACTTTCCAGAAACTTAGTTTGGGCATTTTCCTGGTTGTTGGAAAAGGTGTTCAAATCCTGAAGGCATTTCGCCATCATCATGTTGTTTTGACCCGAATTCTTGTTCACTGCCAGAATCTTAATATCAGGCTGTTGCAAAGCAACCTTCGAAAGAAAGCTGATAATCATGTTCCGGGTAAAGTTTAAAAACATGTTTGACCGGTCAGCAGTGAGAGCTGGAGCAATAGGCAGATACCCGTTCCACCTCTTTGTCCAGTCGTCTATGCAGTCATAAAGACTCCGACCGTTAAACTGGTTGTACGACTTGTTGATAACCTGACGACCAGTGACTAAATCTTTGGACACCAGGTCTATGTCTTTTTGTTCATCAATAGATGCCTTGAAAGTGTCTCCCCATTTTTCTTCCACTTCAAGAGCGGTTTTTTTAGTTTGTTCTCCCATATTTTCTCAGGTATAAACTTCCAGTGAAGTATTTATCGGCTTCCGCCTTTTTTCTATAAAAATCAAACTGGCTTAAAAGTTCTTTTTCTTCTTTCTGGCTTTTGAGGGCTATCGGACTGACCAGTTCATTCTGGTAAGCCAGAGCATCTATCAGGTCGTCATGCACCCCTTTGGGAAAACGGATTAACTCATCAACAATATCTGTCTGTCCTTCTGCAAAAAATATCGCTCCAACCTCATAGCGGGGAAGAAGACCCTCAATCCTCCGCTCCTTGTTTGCCCCGGCGTCTTTCAGTTCAGTGATAGAGAAGAAGTTGTTCCTTCTCCTCATTTCGTTGACCAGGGTGGGTTTTATAGTGTACTCGAAAGCCTTCTGTTCAATCCCTATTTTAACTGGACGAAAGTAGTTTTTAAGGTCGAAAATCTTATCTATAAGTTGTGACTCTGTCCCCTTGAACCGCTCACTCCTTACATACCAATTATTCTCCCTGTCCACCCGATTGACAATGATGCCGGTGAAGTCTGCCGTCTTTTCAGCCGAGTACGCCCGGTCTATGGTAATGAAGCACTTTAAGTACTTCCCTTCCAAATCCTTTTCCTTAAAATACCGAATGTCTTCAATTTTAAATTTCCTATGTTCATCAGACACGGGGTCGTTCTGGTACTCCTGATAAAAGAGGTACCCCTGACCCTGCTCTATGTAGTTCTTTTTAATCTGCTCCAGTTCCTTAAGGTCAAGATGCTCCGGCCACAAAGCCTTGTCCCCGTTAATCGCCTTATAAGTCTTTTTGTGGAACTCAGTGTATTTATCTTTATCTAAAATTTTGGAAAGAAGCGAGTCATAGTGAAGAATAGTCCCTATAACCACTATCCGTCCTTCCTTGGAAAGGCAGGGAACCAACGCTCCGTTAAACCACCTTTCCAGTTTGTCTCTACGTTCTTTGGAACTGACCAAGTCATCGTTCTCCAGGTCGTCCACAATAATGAGGTCGGGACGGGCATCCCTGAATTTCAACCCCCTAACCTTCATCCCTGCTCCAAGACACTTAACCAAAACTCCGTTGGCGACAATTTCATCCTCCGCCCAGTGGTTAGAAACAAAGTTCCCGAAAAATCCCTTCAATTTTTCATTCTCCTCAAATTCCGCCTTTAACGCTTCCAGGAAGAGCGTAGCCTGAGAATAGGTATCGGACACCAGTAGAACGAATTTCGTCTTACTGAAGACAATCTCGTGAGCCAGGAAAACTAAATCTGTGAGAGTTGACTTGCCATGCCCCCGGGGAGAGCCTATCGCTATCCGTTTATGTCCAGACTCAAAGAACCCATAAATCTCCCGGTGGAAAGGGGGAGTGTCCAGTTTAAGATGGTTGGGGAAAAAGTACTTCCCAAACAACTCTATATCAGTCTCAAAAATCTTTTTTAAAGTCCCTATCTTCTGTTCGTTTGTAAGTTCAGCCATACTAATTAGAACGACCTGCGTACTCTTTCACGCAAACATCGCAAAAATTAGGCAGTTGTATGTAGGGGTCGTCCTCTTTCCTTTTAATAGTCTTTTTGCACTGAGTACAGGGCTTACTCTGTTCAAACTGGACAGTCCGTTTTTGATGGCAACACCCGCACTCTATTTCCTTGTCAATATATTTAATCATAGCGTTTTAATACATTATCCCATTTATTACCAGTTACGCTATCTTTGGCTTGTTTAGGCGATACTGTTACGCTATCTCCCGGTGTGGGTTTTTTTATATCTGTTACGCTATTTCTCCTATGCCAATATA